CCTAGTGTAACGTTTACCTTAGTGTCTTCGTTGTTCATTTATCTACCCCTCCAGGCATTATATTGATTCGCTCCAAACAGGAATGTATCTACCATCTTCTGTTCTTGTATAAGTCAGTATACCATCTCCCATGCGCCTTGTCAACTCTTGATTGGTGGGGGTCATATTATTAGTAATAAGACCATCTTTTCTTGGTTGACCAATGTGTATTGACGCTAGGATACTGCGAATTTCTTTGACTTGTGATTCTGAGTAGTAGCTTCTTATCTGCCACCCAGTTTTTCCATCCTTAGATGAACCCATAGGTTCTGGGATTACTCCCCTTTTCATCAGGCTTGGCATATACTTTTTATGACGATTAACTAACTTAGCAGTTTCTCCTACTGTATATGCACGTTCTCTATTGCGTTTAAAATCTGAGGTAAAACAAGTTTCCATTCTATCTTTAGTTATATTATAAAATGTAACCATTCCAGTAGAGCGACTTGTGTGATGTGGTCTTACAAGATCTCCATTTAAGAACCAAACTTTTTTATTGCCAGAAATTGCTGGATCGCTATTATAGGTTTCTACTAAAAGACGTTTTTGTTTTTCTTGCATTAATTTGGAATTCCGATTATAATTAGATTAACTGTTGTGGATGCATTTCCAGCAGTATCAAACCTAACTAAACCAGTTAATCCATTTGCATCAACACTTGTTAGCACAACAGTAGCTCCATCTCCTGCAGTATTAACACCTCCAGTATTTACAATTGTTGCAGTTACGATTGGTGTGTATTTAAAATTTGCGTTAAATGGGTACTCAAAAGTTTTTGTAGATCCAGCCAATGCTTGTCCAGCTGGAATGTTAACAGATCCACCAATCATTCTTACTTCTGAAGTTTTAATATCTTGTTTTCCAGCTGATGTTGTATCAATGCTTGTATAATTATATCCAGTTGTTGAAAGCTGGTCAGATAGTTGATTTACAGCATTAGTAATCTGGTAGATATAACTAACGTCAATTGGCTGCCCTCGTTCAGGTAGTGGTATTTTTGCCATGTTTTTCTCCTTATGATTCTATTATATTGTCTAGCTCACATATTGTCAAGACTTGTGATATTTCTTTAACAATGCTTTCAATCTGTATAACAACTTCTACTGAAGTCGTTCCAGCTGGAGCTATTATTGAATAAGTATGAATTGGCGATGTTCCGTGATAAAAAAAGGGATCGCCATCAAAACTAATAAAAATATCATACCTTGGACGATTAACTTCATCATCCCAAACAATTGTAACTGATGAACCAGAAACTGTTAATTCTCCTGAAACTTGTGGTGGCAAAGACTGTAAAGAAAAAACTGTTAATGGTGTTATTTCTGACCAGTGAGAAAACTTATTTCTGTCTTCTGACACAATACGGTATCTTAGAAGGTGTCCATAAACATCTTCTGCTAACTTTGCTAAAGGGGGAAAGTCTTCTTTTCGAATAATAACTTTTTTAATTCCAGAATCAGCCACTACGTCACATCCAATATAAATCTATATTCAATATAGTTGCTAGTGTTTTCAGACTTTACGATTGTAGTTGCAGAAGAATTTTGAACAATAGAATATCCAGTTAGTCCATACAAAGGATTTACAGTGTTTACGTTATCAAGCCTTAAAGCGTCTAGCGAAATGTAAAATTCACCACTTGCGTATTGTGCTTCTCCGTCTGGATCTAACGCTGCTGAAGTAACGTTTCCATTAGTTTTAGCATAAGTAAATGTAGTTGCTGTTGGTGTTCCAGTAATTAAATGGATGCCATTAAAAATTGAATCAATGCCGCTAATTTTTACATAATCGCCTGTTGTAAAAGAATGATTTTCGCTTGTTGTTAGGGTTGCAACATTAGTTGTTAATGCTTTGTTGGTTATTAAAATTGTATCAGTGGTCGTTGCATAAATTCTAACAATTGAAACATTTTTCCAGGAAAATTGTCCAGTATTATAGAATAGTTCATCTAGTCTTTTTGTTGCAACAATGTATCTATTGTCAGCAGAGTAGTCTTTTATTTTTTCTGATTCAATTTGCATCCATGCATATTGGCTTCTATCAGTATTGCTAAATTCAACAATGATATTTGCAGAAACTGGAATTGCATTAGACTCTCCAGTTACAGAGACTATAGAAAAGGCTAGCTTGATTAGATCTGATGATGAGTTTTTACTTAGATCTGTGGGCAGTCCAGTAATCTGTAAAAAGTTTGGAGTTCCGTTATATGTTAAAAAGTCTTCATCGTTAGAGTATATGTAAGAACTATTTCCTTTTAGCAATAAAACATTTGAAAGATATCTTGGTCTTTCGTATCTTTCTATTCTTGTTGTATTAGAAAAAATAGCATTGCTAGCTGTGGTTTTAATTGCCAGAGGCTTTAGTGTTTCTGTACCTGATGTGCCTTCAAGATCAACGCTAATGACGTTAGAGCCATTGATGATAGAGTTTTGAGCTTCAACAAAGTTTGAATTTATTGAAGATGCATTGCTTACGCTATTACTAGAAACTAGTTGCCAAGGCTCTTCGCCAGAAAAAGCAGATATTGTTTTACTGTCGTATCTTCCTGCTGCTGAGTTAGATCCTGCAGAATAAATTCCAATTTCTGAAATTTCGTATCTCTCTTCAGTTGGTAGCTGTGCAGTTAAAATAATTTTATTAACACCATCGTCATTTACATATCCACGTGAAGAAATTGGAACACGAAGCATTTCAAAATCTAAAACATTTTTGTTTGGATCAATTTGTAAGTATAAAGTTGCTCCAGAAAGATTTGTTGTTGGTCCTGGAGTAACTATAAAGTTTGTGCTAGAACTAATCGCTGTAATAATTGTATCAGTAGTTGTACTGAATACTCCAGTTCCAGCAGTGATAGTTACTTTTGCACCTACCCACAATCCTTCTGTAGATGCTGCAGATAAAACTTGTGCAACTATTCCAGTATTGAAGGTAATAGCCCCAACTGTGTTTGTAGTTGTTGATGTTACTGTAATTATTGTTGGACCATCAATGCTTGTTATTGTTGTTATGCCACCAAAAACTCCTGTTCCCGCAGTTTTTGTAACTCTCATTCCTACCACTAATCCAACAGTAGACGAAAGACCAGTAACTTGTGTTGCCAAAGTTGTAGACAAAATCTCTCCAGACAATGTTGCAGTTGATACTCCAGATTTTGTGGTAATGTTTGGTCTTGGAGCAGGTCCACATCCAACTGCGACATATGAGGCATATGCTGGAGTGTCTCCAATGAGATACTTTGCAATAATGCTTTTTCCAGTATTAGTTATCATGTTTAAATTCCTATCTCTTCTATTATACCAGCACTGGCAATTTGAATTTCTATTTGTTCGTCAGATCTTATATTAATAAACTCTATAATAGCGTTTCCAGTTTGCCCTTCGGATTCAAGATAAAATGTTGCTCCATTTGGTCCACGACCAACATTTGGAATTTTACTTCTTAGGTTAATTAAAAAGTTTGAAAAAAACTTGTCTGATGTTTCTTGCAACCTTAGTAGGGTAGTTGCATTATAGGTTTCTTGCAAGATTCCCAGATTTTTAAAGGGCTGATAGACAACACTTTGACCATTAACCGTATCATTTCTTGCAATAGTTAAAAGCTCTTGACCACCAACATCTTCAAACAATAGATCAATAATGAGGTTATCGCTAAACGTTTCATCAATAAATTCTATGGTGTCAATTGGTGCACTCTTAATTCCTGTGTATTGTGGTGGGTCTGGAAGATTTAGTGTTGGTGGGGTTGGTGCTGGTTTGCTTCTTACTGGGGTTTGCGCCACTGGTGCAGTTGGTAAAGCTGCTGGGGCAGATGGTGCAGCAAATCGTGATGTAGCGGGTGCGACTGGTGGTAATGCTGCGACACGAGCCTTGTAATCTGTCTGACTAATAAACCCAGCTGCACCCAATCCAGAAGCCTTAAAAGCTGCCGCACTTGAAATCTGATCACTTTTTATTTGAGCAGCTTTTGCTGCGGCTCTTTCGTCTGCTTCTATTTGAGCTTTAGTTTTTGTTGGTGCAGCAGCTCTTTGTATTCTTGAGTTTGAGTCTTTACTAAGTGCCATAGCTACACCTCACTCAAGTATACGGTCATTTCGGGTCCGCTAACAGACCTACGATAGTTAATATTATATACTACATACCTAACAGATTCTGGAGTTATTAGATCAATACCTTCTGAATCTTTATAATAAACATTAACCAAGTCTCCAAGTTGTAGGGTTGGCATTGAAAAAATATCCAAACCAATTGATTTACGTGGCCTAATATTTTTATCAATTATCCACTCTAGCAAATTTTCTGCAGTGTCTAAATCTTGTATATATATAGAATCTAGGGTAAAATCATTTTTACCATAAAGAATTCTGCTCTGTCTAATTTTTTCGTATTGCTCTGTAAACTTAAAGGGAGATTCAGTTATTACAGATCCTTTAATTTCTGGGTCTGAAGTGTTTCCCCTTCTTTTCAAAAAATCATCAACGGTTACACTTGTAGTGTTTTCACCAGTAAAAGCAATACCTAAAATTCTAAGTGAATTGTTTGTACTAGAATCTAACAATAG